GTGCAAAAAAAATAGCAACATCAGAAACAACAAAAGGAGAAATGAGTAATTTAGAACTATTGGCTGATTGTGCTATAAAAGAAATTAAAGATTAAAGATTAAAGATTAAAGATTAAAGATTAAAGATTAAAGAATAGTTATTTATATACTTTCTAAATTTATAATATTTTTTCAATAAATATTATAAATAAATTTCTTACCATTTTGTTTTGCGAACATTTATTTTAGGTCCTTTTTTCTTATCTCTTATATTTGGGTCATACATTTCTTCTTCATTATCAGAATCTAAATTTTTGCTAATTTCCCAAAATTCTTTTGAACCCAATTTGAATGCTTTATGATGGTCTGCTTTATACCAAAAAATTTGATCCTGTAATTTATTAGATTTGGCATTATTATTTATTACTAAACACTCAAAATTTTCCGTACATTGATCCATTACTTGACAAAAACTTTCAAAAGTTGGAAACATACCAGCATAATTTTCATAAATTCGTCGCCTATTTGCTATATATGGTTCGCGTAAAATGAAAACATAATCAATATTTGTGCGCAAATTTGGAGGAATACCTAAAGGATATTGCATAGTGATTACTAACATTATTTTCCAATGACGTCCATTCATAAAAAGTAGACGCATCATTTTATCTTTAGTCCAACTACCATCATATAAACAATCGTCTAATATAACAAACGCACGAGGGTCTATATTTGATTTTTTATAAACCTCTATTTCTTTTTTTACTTGCTTCAATACTGTTTTTTGCCTTTTTAAAATATTTTCTATAATAGCAGTATTATATTCATCGTGAATAAAAAGTTTTGGAACATGTTCAGCATAAAAACCATTACCGGCTTCAGTTCCACTGATAACAGTTCCAATCGGTATATCTTGATGATAATAAAGAAGATCTCTTACTAAATATGACTTGCCTGTATCACGACGACCTATTAAAACAATAACAGGACCTTTATTTTCATCGGGTCTAAAACTAATAGTTTTAATATCGAATTTTTTTAATTCTAGTGTCATTATGTTTAATAATAATATTATATAATCCAGAATTTAACTAAATAACTTTTGATTTAAGCATAATAATCTTTAGTAATTTAGTAATTTAGTAATTTAGTAATTTAGTAATATTTAGTAATATTTAAAAAGATTAATTGTGTTATAAACAAGAAAAATAAGTATTTTTAATTTATTAAATGGAATTAAACTATAAAAAAAATAACAACAAACAACTATTTGAAACAATTTGCGACGACAAGTTTTTAGATATAACAAATATACAAAATTATTTTCCATTGTATAATAACTATTTTGATTTGAATGTCAACAATTATAATGCTATTAATTTAAATAATAATTATAGATTGGAAAATATTGTAGAAAAAATTAGTTATAATAAATTTATTGGTGAAATATGTGATATATGCAATAATAAATCAAGTAAAGATATTTTTATTAAGTTTAGTCCATTAATAGATCCAGTTAAATATATGTTAGGAAAATATGATAATGATTATAATATTTTAGAATTACCTAAATTTTATAGTAGTGACCATGTAAATAGCAATAATGACTATCATAAAAAATATAAAAAAATATTAGACTCCAATAACTCGGCATACATTGATGGATTTTTCTCCTTTTTATCGAGTTGCTTATTAAACAACTATAGTTTTTATAATGGATTAAATTATTATGGCGCATTTTTAGGAATAAAAAATAATTTTAAAGTTAACATATCCGAAGATTTAGAATTTTTAAATGAATCAGACCATTTTCATAAACATAAAAATAATTTATTTAAAATTGAAGCAAGTGAAAAAATGAGAAATATTTTTGGTAAAACTAATAAATACAAAAAATCACTACTAATAAATAGTACTAGTAATAATGAATTAAATATTGAAGACTTAAATATTGAAGACTTAAATATTGAAGACCTAAATATTGAACAAATTTGTTTAGAAAATAAATCATTAATTCAGGAAGAATTGGAATTAACATATGAGAATTTAGATATTTTAGATAAATCTTCTATAAAATCAAGTAATCATAATACAAGCAAAAACGAAACAAGTAATTCAGGGTCTTGCTCTTCAAGATCTTCAAATACAGAATCATTGGATACAAACACAACTATGTCAGATGAATCAAGCAGTGAAGAAAGTTATGATGATGGTGAAGAAATATTTTGTTCAATAGATAAATTCCCAGTTAATATTATAGTATTGGAATGTTGTAAAGATACATTAGATTCTTATATTTCAAGTAAAAAAATTAAAGATGATGAATGGGAATCTATTGTTTTACAAATATTATTTACATTAATTACATATCAAAAAGTTTTTCATTTTACTCATAATGATCTACATACAAATAACATAGTTTATGTAGCAACCGAAAAGAAATATTTGTATTATAAATTTAACAATAGCCATTATAAAGTTCCTACATTTGGCAAAATATATAAAATAATTGATTTTGGAAGAGCTATTTATAGATTTAAAAATAAATTTATATGTAGTGACAGTTATTCGGAAGATGGAGATGCTGCTACACAATATAATTGCGAACCTTACTTAAATGAAAATAAACCACGCTTAGACCCCAATTATAGTTTTGATTTATGTCGCCTAGGATGTAGTTTGTTTGATTATTTTATTGATGATTTAGATGATATTAAAAAATTAAAATCACCTATTAAAAAACTAATGATTGAATGGGTTTTCGATGATAAAAATAAAAATATATTGTATAAAAATGATGGTTCTGAGAGATACCCAGATTTCAAATTATATAAAATGATAGCGCGCAATGTTCATAAGCATACGCCACAAAATGTATTAAAAAAACCGCTATTTGAGAATTATGTAATAGCAAAAAAGAAAATCAACAATCCAGAAGCAATATTTAATATTGATGAGATTCCAATTATGGCGTAATATATTTATAGTTACACACATTCTCATATATGCTATAATATCTCATTTTAATATTAAAAGGTGTCTTTTAATATTAAAACATTTGAAATTGATTTACCATATATTTTTCTTTTACCATCATAGTCAATCATTAATATTGTTCCATTTTTATCTTTGCTACATGTTATTTTTAGAAGATCTATCTCACGATGTCTAATAATTTCATATACACCTTTACTTAATCTAAACCATTTGGGTTGATAACAAGTATTTTTTGTCATGTGGTCAAATACTTTATCACTAGGACGTTCATTTTTATCTAATAGTTTCTTATCAAAAACATCCATTTGTAAATATTCACGAATCGTAGCTTCATAATTATTTCCAACACAATCACCATATTTAGGCCGCAATGCTTCATATAAATAGTCGAGGCTTGTTGGTTTATTCTTTTCCAAAAGAATTTGGCAAATATCACCACGTATTTGTTCACCTATTTTTTTTTTATCAATAATATCAATATAGATTAAACTATCTTTAATTTTTTGATATGGAATGTTTGACAATACTTTAATTTGTTGCTTTATTACATCTTGTATAGTACGCAATGAGTTATCAATCATAATAGTATCTACGTGTTCAACTTTAATGCTGTAATTTAATGTTGAAATAGCCATTACTATTTATTCGAAGTTGCGGTTTCTTAGTTAATTGATTTATAGGTTTTATAATTATAAAATTAAAATACAAATCAATTTTTTTAAAGTATAACAAAATAAATAATAAATATTATTCATTATTTATTATTCATTATTTCTATAATATTATTTTATTAATTTTCGTTTTTTTTTGTGTTTTGTTATGTTTTTTCATTTTGGAAAATGCTAATCCGTATATATAAACAAAAAGTTTTTCCATCTTATTAGAGCGTGTTGTTGCATTTAATGTACGTCTTTTATTTTTCTTCCATACAACTTTAAAATCTTTCGGTGCTTGTTCTTCTGATATAAATACATAATTTTTTTTACTCCATTTTCTCATTATTTCCCAAAATTCATCATGATTAAATTCACCGGTTTGATATCCTACTGTATTTTTATAAGGTGGATCACAATATATTAACATATTATTTGGGTCCCAAATGTTATAAGATTTGTTATAAAATTTAATATTAGGTTTTTGAATTAATTCTTTAATTCTTTCTAAAGAATTTTTAAATTCTCTATAGAAATCACGATTACTATCACCAGCATGTTTCTGTATATATCCACTAAAATATTGACCACCAAAACTCATACCAAAACCAGCAACTGCCTTTAAAGCATTGGGCGATTGGCTATGTTTTAACTCAATCCATTTTTTTTCACTAAACGTATTTGGCAAGTGTAATTCATTTTTTTGTAATTTTTTCCACATTTCTATTATATCAGGTTGTAAATCAGATGCTATATATTTTTTGTATTTATATTGAATCATTTGTTTAAATACACCCAATGATCCACAAAATGGTTCAAAATAACCATCTAATGTAGATGGATTAAATGTATCATACATATATCTTGCTATATGATTTCCTATTAAATGTTTAGCACCTAAATATTTCATATATATAATAAATATAATAAATATAATATGTAGGACATATTAAATTTATGTAATGTATAGATAATGTATATTTTATTAAAAGTCTGGTTCATTTGTAAAAGCACTTAGAGATTCTTTTGAATTACCTATTATTTCATTAATATTTAGTTGTTCCAAACCAAACATTGAAATCATGCTACATAAAAA